AAAGTATTGACCAAAAAGTACAAGCAATTGATAGAATGGCAATGATGACAGGATTGAGAACGCAAGAAACCCGTCAGCAAAGTGGATATGCAATGGCGCAAGAATTTATACTTTTAGATTCTAAGCTATCAGAAAAAGCAAAGAACTTACAACTTGCTGAAGAACAAATATGGAGATTGTTTGCGGCTTGGACGGGAGAAGTATTCAATGGTTCAATAAAATATCCACTTTCATTTAATATTAGAGATAAGAATATGGATATGGATATATTAAAAAAAGTTTCAGAAACAGCAAAGAATATTTCATTAGCAGATCCTGGAACACAAGTATTAGTCAATAAAAAAATCAAAGAAATACTTGCTAAAGATGAAGAAGAGTTAGAAGAATTAAATAAAATAAAAATTCAAACTGTAGATCCAATTAGCAATGAAAAACCACAACCACAAAATTAAAAGTCTTAAAATAAGAATTTATAAAGTTGAAAAACTTATAGATAAAATGTCAAGACGGACAAAACGTCAGGCGAAGGATCTTATAAGATCTTGGGTGGATTGGTGGGCAATTAGAAAGGAGAAAATAATGCTTAAAAATAAATGGATATGGGCAGGAGTTATTGCAGTTGTTGTATTAGTTGTAGTATGGCAAACTGGAATATTTGCACCAACAGATATACCTGCTGTAGGAGAATAATAAAGAAATAATATGATTAACTTGTTTCTATTTGTATTTTTAATGGTATGTCTGTGTTATATAATACATAGATGGATAGAGGATACTTTTTAAATGATTAATGAGGTAGATTGCGATGGCAGGCACAAAAAACAGAAAAGGTCCGTCAATCCTAAAGCCAAAGTATTTTATAAAAGGCAGAGAAGTAAGACCTTGTCAAGTCTATCAAAAGAAGATTACCTCCAATGGCTACAAAATGTTAAGAGTGGCGAGTTTTGTAGATACAGGTGATTTAGTAAAGAACTCACAAGGTAGAGCAATGCCTTGGAGCGTTATTAATTTTGATTAATATGACATTTGATAAAGGCGCAACAACATTTGATTTACAAGACACAGAATTTTATGATCCTTATGAATTATTTGATAGAATAAAATATTCACATAGTCATCCTTATAGATTAGAAAGAGAATATAAAAAAGCCATAACTTGGTTTCAAGGACAATGTGTTGAGGATTTATAAATGCCATATAAAGGAAAACTAGGCGGTGCCGCAATTGAAACTTCTGTAAGCATAGCATTAGAAAATGCTTTTAAAGATTACATTGAATTAAACAGAAGAACTATTGATTGGCAGTCACAACAGAGTGCGTTTAGGGCAAGAAAAGTTTTACAAAAAATAAAAGGGTTAGTCCACAGAAGAAAACTTGAATTACTAACTTTGTATTCTATAGATCCAAAAAGATTAAAAAAAATTCAATAATGTTATCGTACATACATAACGACTTAAATATAATAATAAATAACAATAACTCAAACAACAGGAGGAACTGAAAATGGAACAGTCAAACAATCCAGAAGTCCAAGCTACGCAGACCATTGAGAACAAAGTAGACGACTCTAAAGTTAGTAAGCAATATAGCCAAACTAACAACCAATCTCAAGAAGAGGTATCAACACCGAAAACTTTTACTCAAGACGAGTTTAATGATGCAATGGCATCTGTACGTAAAAAAACAGAAGCAGGAGTATTAAAAAAATATGCTGGAGTAGATGTTAGCAAGTATCGTGATTTGTTACAAAAGGAAGAAGATAGTATCCTTGAAGAACAGAAAAAACGAGGTGAATTTGAAAAGATTCTAAAGGACACTGCTGAAAAGAAAGACCAAAGAATTAATCAATTACACAATCAGTTAAATTCAATTAAAGTTGATGATGCTATTATTTCATCCTCAGCCAAATACAAAGCCATTTCGCCTGCACAAATATCGCAGTTGATAAAAAGCCAAGTTAGATTGAATGAAGCTGGAGATGTTGAAGTTGTGGATAAGAATGGAACTCCACGTTATGCTGAATCTGGAGAATTATTAACGGTTGATAATTTGGTTAAAGAATTCTTAGATAGTAACCCGCACCATTTAAGTGCAGGCCCCAGCGGCTCGGGTTCCAAATCAAACACACAAACAGAAGGCATCGCCCCAGTTGATATCTCCAAGTTGGATATGACAGATCCAGCACAAAGAAAAGTGTATGCTGAGTACAGAAAAAAACAAGGCATACAATAATACTAACCATTAGACAAAGGAGATAAAAAATGGCGAGTGAAACTAAACTAGCATCCGGTGGTGTTGATGATTTAATTGCATCAATAGTAGCGGAAGCACAATTTGTGGCGGCTGAACGTTCTGTAATGAGAAATCTTGTTAAGAACTTTACAATCCCACAAAACAACGGTGGAATGGTATTACAAGTACCAATCTACTCAACACCAGCGGCGGCGGCAGTTGCAGAAGCAACTGACTTGTCAAATACTGCTGTAACAACATCAAAAGTTGACATTACACTTGGAGAAAAAGGTGTAATGACTACTGTAACGGATCTTGCTTTGAATTATTCAAAACAAAACGTTATTAGTGACATGGGAAGACTTTTTGGTGAAGCAATAGCTAAGAAAATAGATACAGATTTAACTGCATTGTTTTCTGGCTTTTCTACGTATGCACTAGGAAGTGCAACAGACACACAAACTGAAATGACTGCCGCACATCTTTTTGCCGCACAAGCAAAATTAAGAGGTGCTGGAGTTCCAGGAAACCTAGTAGGTGTGTTCAATCCTAAATCATTGTACAACTTAAAGAAAACAATGACATCTACGTTTATACCGCAAGGTGCAACAGGTGTTGTTAATGATGCAATGAGAGAAGGTTATGTAGGAAGAATTGCTGGAATCGATATCTACGAAACAAGTAACGTAGAACAAGATTCTGCAACTTCTTGTGTTAACGGCGTATTCGCACGTGATGCACTTGCAATAGCAATAGGTTCAGACCTAAAAATTGCTACTCAAAGAGATGAGTCAATTAGAGGTACTGAAGTTGTAGCAACAGCGGTTTATGGTGTTTCTGAATTACATGACTCTTATGGAGTTCAAGTAGTTACAGACAATACTGTATCCTAATAATTGATAAAGAGGTTTAACCTCTTGCTCAAATACATTAAAGGCCCTGTAGAAATATGGGGCCTTTTCTTTTTATGAAAAAAATCTTAAACATTTATAGATGTAATACTACAAACTTAGGTGATTTATTATCAGCACCATATTTGTATTTTGAAAAATTAGGAAATAAAATTGCTGATATCAAACATTTTAAATATCAAGATAAAGCAGATGTAGTAATAGTAGGAGGTGGTGCACTAATCAGTCGACTGAAAACGAAATGGATAAATTGGTTTTTGGATGGGCATGGAAAAGTAAAACCAAAACAAGTTATTCTATGGGGAGTCGGAGGAGATCAGGATAGTATTGATTGGTTTCGCCGGGTTTCCAACATATGTTGGAAACCACTTGTATTTCAGAGAGATAAAGTAAAATACAAATATTCACAGTATGGACCGTGTGTTTCTTGTATGCATAAACTTTTTGGTAAACATAAAATTAAAAATTCGAAAAAGATTTTAGGGATATCTGCTTCTAAAAAACCATTAGGGCATTCACAGTATTTTGATGCACATATTGATAATGAATTTAAGAGTTTGCAAGAATTTATAGATATAGTTAATGATTATGAATTTATAGTAACATCCTGCTATCATCCTGCCCTTTGGAGCACATGGTTAGGTAAAAAAGTTATTGTTAGCATTGATGCTAAACATACTGCTAAACATACTTTTAAGTTATACCATATGGCGCATCAACCTATAATATGTAGAAATAACATACAACTTAATAATAAGAATGAACTTGATACATTATTGCAACAAGCAAAAACTTTTCCAACTGCTCATGAACAAGATAGAACAAGAACTGAATACATTTGGAATCAAGTTCATCATATGTGCTAATAATAATATAGGGCCTTTTTCATTAGTGTTTTATATTTCCAAATTTCCAATAAATAAAAACAGCAAGAAGGACTTGCACATCACTTAATAAGGAGGACTATAAGTGGCTAACTACTCAGCAGATTCGGACTTAGAACAGTACGAACCAGACATAAAAAATTATGGAATCCAAGATTTTTCGGATCTCCATGCATTAAGCACAGCAGATATAAAAAGAGATATTGAAATCGAATGGTGGCCTAGAGCAGGTTATGGACGATATGATATTTCTACAGGTTCCGTTGCAGAAATGGAAGACAGCTTATTACAAGACAGCCAATGGACAAGAGCGGCAGTCTATCATGTATTAGGCTATTATGTGTATCCACGCTTATCTACGTTTGATCCTAACGGCGATGTATTCAGAGAAAAAATGGCTTATTATAGACAAGAATACAAAACAGAATTTGATAAAATTTTAAGATTAGGAGTCAAATACGATTACGACAGCAGTGGGGACATTACAGCATCAGAGAAAAAACCTACACACTTCAATCGACTCGTAAGATAAACAAGATATGAGTGCTAGAGAAAACATAGCTAAAGATATTGTTGAACAATTACAAAATATGAGTAACCCAGCACCCGCTTTGGTTACAAGAGAGTTTTTTGAATTTGACAAATTAGCAATTACACAATTTCCTGCTATTTTAGTTGTTAGTGGCAAAGAAGAAAGAGAAGATATTAGTTTAGCTGAAAGACAAGGTACATTAGAAGTTGAACTACGTTGTTTTGTTAGGGGCACACAATTAGATACAATTCGTAATAATGTAATCGAGAGAGTGGAAGAACAACTTGAGGACGAAGGCAGAGATCGTAATATAACAGCGGATAATACAGTTACACATTACGTAAATTCAAATATAACAAATATAGAAGTAATTGAAAGAGTTGCTCCAATTGGGCAAGTTAATTTAACACTTACAGTTACGTATGTATATAAAAGAGGTAATGCATAATGGCGATACAAATGTATGATAAACAAGGGAATTCTAAAATAGTTGAGAACCCACAAGTTCAAGACCATTTAAGATCAGGCTGGAAATTTAAAAAACCTGTTGTGACTGAAAAGCCACAGAAAGAAATCCAAACTAAACCACATTGGCGACAGCGAAGAAGAATTAAAATACTGAAGGCTGAAGCTGATGTAATTAATAATAATAATAAGGAGGATGAATAATGGCAACAAATACAGCCGTTTATTCGGGGCATTCTGGCGTTGCAAAATTTGACGTTGGTGGCTCAGCAACATTAGTAGCTTCAATTACAGCATTTGGTATTAGTAATACTGGCGATGCTTATGAAACTACTGTTTTAGGGAGTTCCGCAAGAACTTACCTACCAGGGTTAACAAGTGCTACTGGAACTTTAAGCCTACTTTGGAGAGATGATGATGCCGCTCAATTAGCATTATATTCTGGACCAGGGGCGGCCGCGGCAACATTAGAACTATACCCATCAGGACAAGGTACTGGTATTAAATTATCAGGAGAAGTTATTGTAACATCACATTCTATAGATACAGGATTGGATGGAGCAGTTACTTCAGAAGTGGCAGTGCAGTTCACAGGTGCGATAACAAAAGCTGACCTGTAAGGAGATAACATCAAATGAAGGTTAGCTTTAATGCAAGAGCACTTATTAAAAAAGTAGATGACAATGTTAATAAAACAGTGGGATCTATTAGTGCGGCCTTGCTTAATGCGGTCAGACAAATATCACCTGTACGTTCAGGCCTGTTTCAAAGAAGTTGGAGAATAACTGGAAGTAAGAAAAGATATAAAATATCTAATCGACAACCATACGGCCATGCTTTAGAACACGGTAGAAGTAGTCAAGCACCTGGGGGTGTAGTCGGACCAAGTATAAGGACAACAATAAAATAAGGAGATATGAATGAGTATAACAGATAAGATAGCAAAACACTATCAATCATCAATAGGCGGGGGTTTAGAAAAACTTCACGTGGAAGAGTTGGACACTGACATTTATTTCAGAACAACTTATCCATTAACAATTGAAAGCAAAATAATTTCTTTGCAATCACAGGGACTTACAATTGAAGCCTTAGTAGAAAGTATTATTCAAAAAGCAAGAGATAAAGATAATAAACCTTTATTTCAAGATGCTGATAGAATTAAATTGATGAATGAAGCCGATCCAACTTTAATAGTTAAGATCGCGGGTGCTATTAATAATGCTAAACTGACTGCAACACAGGTAGATTTAGCAAAAAAATAGAATCCAGTGCGGAGTTAAGGTTTGTAATGATGCTGGCAGACAGATTGCATAAGTCTGTCGAGGAAATATTGCAAATGACGACACTGGAAATTGAATTGTGGGCTGGCTATATGTTGTATGAGCATAATGCAAGTAAAAAAACTATGGGACAACAACAAATAACACAACCACAACGGCCTAGGAGGAAACATAGATAATGGCTGATGCCAAACAACGATTATTAATTGACGTACAAACTAAAAACGAAAAAGCACTTGGAAGACTTAATAATAGTGTTAATAAACTTAGTAAAAGTACTTTTAGTTTAGGTTCAGCGGCCAAACTTGCAATGGGAGCCATGGCGGCTGTTGGTGCAGTTAAAATTATTAAATCTTTTATTAAAGTAGGTCACGAAGTTGAATCATTAAATTTAAGATTCAAATATTTGTTTGGTAGTGCTGAAGAAGGTTCTAAAGCATTTCAAGAATTAAACAAATATGCGGCGACAGTTCCATTCTCTCTAGATCAAATTGCGGCAGGGTCGGGTAACCTGGCTACCGTAGCTGGTGATGCTAAAGGGTTAGCAGAAATAATGGAGATTACTGGTAACGTAGCGGCTATATCAGGATTAGACTTTAAGACTGCCGC